CAGCTCCGACGTGTGGCATTGGTGATTCCGGCACCGAATGCGAGAGGAAGTGTACACCATCCTTCCCTCAACTTCTCGGCAACACCCATACCATCCGTCCTGATCTGCCGCTGACGCTACCCTCTCGGTTGGCGTAACGGCTGCGTGTTGGGTTTCTAAGCTCGTACAGTTGGGATAGGTCCTGAGACAGCGAGGCGTTCCCGTAGTCATCACAGGGCGCGGACCGGATAAGGTGATGGCTGGCTAGTCGGGACCCATACAAGGTTCTCCTGCCAAGAGTTCTTCGCAACAGCGGGGATGCTCTTGGCTGTCTTCCCACCAAGGTTCTCAGGAAATGCAGATTACTAGAGAGTGGATATTAAGTAACAAGTCTTCTAGAGGCGGATGGCCTATGTCTCAGCTTCGGCTGATTGGCGTGTGTTGGCCGCCGCAGAAAGGATGGATCAAGGAAGCTTGCCTACGCGAGATTTCTGAACGGACACGGGAAGAATTCGAGAGCTACGGGAAACTCCCGAGGATGCCTAGGAAGGAAGAGAAGAAAGCTATCCGAAAGCAGAAACGGGCCGAACGTCGCGCGGTAATGGCGAAGATCGAGGCTAAATCGCAGTTCCAGGCCAAACTCGAACGTCATCCTTCGTACAAGCGTGATGAAGACTTCTACATCAGCCGCGAATGGCGAGAACTACGCTATCTCGCGCTGAAGAACACAGACGGCCGCTGCCAATGCTGCGGTGCATCAGGAAAGGACGGACTACGGATACACGTTGACCATATCCAGCCGCGTTACCATCGACCGGACCTGTCGCTGAGCCTCGACAACCTGCAAGTGCTATGCGAGGACTGCAACTACGGGAAGGGCGCTTGGGACAACACGGATTGGCGTTAACTACCTACCTAGAGGGGAATAGAGATGAGCGACCTTATTTGCCAACGCACGATGACTCGCTGCCAGACGCCTGATATGTGTGCGCCTTTTCATGGCTGCGCGGGCAGTTCAAGAATTGCAACACCTCGCGAAACTGTTCGTAAAAGCTTGGTCGATCCTGCTCTGGTGCAGCGCGCCATGATTTGGTACGACCATGCGGAGGGCACTCCTGTGCGCAGCGGACTGTGCGAGCGGGCGCGGATGGAGGCTGCGTTGGATGCTGTTCTGAATCGGCCTGAAGAGAACCTATTTCTGGAGCAGGAGACCACGCCATGACCTACACCCAAGAGCTAGAGAAGGCGCTGGTATCGTGTCAGCAAGACTTGGACGAGCAGCGCGCCAGAGACGAACGGCTGCAGTTCGATCACATGCTGGAGGAAGGCAAGAAATGGCAGCTCGTCGTGGACGCCGCCCGCAAATACCTCGCGGAGCTGACATGATTAAGGGCCACAACTACGAACCGATGGAACTATCCATGCGGATCGTGCTCTGGATGACCGAGCTACCCAAGGAATCCATCGCCCTGGCTGAGCTATGTCAGCGCATGCGTGACAAGTTCGGTATGTCGCGCGCACAAGCCTATCGCTACGCAGCCTGCGCGATTTACGTGCTCGATCTGACGGAGGAGCATACGCCGAGGCCAAAAGCGGGCAACGCCCGCACCGTACTACCCCTGGAAGAACGCAAGAAACGCGTTCGCTATCTGGACCGCATCTACTTTGCCAATCGTGCGGAAAAGAAGGTAAGATCAACTGTCGGCCGAGTCTCCCCCTAAGATGGAGCCGAAAGTCGTCCCCGTGAGCGAGTCCGGGGGCGCATCTAACAGATGAAGGGGAATTCTATGCCCGAGTCTCTTGGCGAAAAGATAGAGCGCCTAAGCATGCCAGTTCCAGAATCTGGTTGCTGGCTATGGCTTGGTGGCCTGGCGAAAGGGTATGGAATACTTCGTTGGCGTGGGAAGAAGGTATTAGCCCACCGAAGCTCTTATGCTGTGCACAAAGGGAAGGCTGGGAATTTCCATGTGTGCCACAGGTGCGATACACCATCCTGCATCAACCCATCGCATTTGTTCCTCGGTTCTCCGAAAGAGAACATGTGCGACATGGATCGGAAGGGTCGTCGTAGGCATGGGAATTCTGCTAATGTGCTCTCGCCAGAGAAAGTCTTGTCGATTAGGAGAAAGATAGAATCTGGCGTATCGCATAGGGCAATTGCGATTGAGTTCGGGGTATCGCGCACATCCATCAGCAACATTGCTAGTGGACGTTTTTGGGGCCATGTGAGATGACAACCGAAACCTGGTGGACCTTGGGAATCATCGCGGCATGCCTCGCCGAGCTGACGCTGTGCGCGCTGTTCTCGCGCAAGTCGGAGCGGGACTGATGGCCTCCAGAGGTTTGCGCAACAACAACCCATTGAACATCCGTACCGGCGACAATTGGCAGGGGTTGGCCGACGAACAGACTGACCCGTCATTCTGCGTGTTCTCGTCTCCGGAATACGGCCTGCGCGCCGCTGCGAAGCTCCTGCTTAACTACCAGTCACGCTATGGCTGCTGGTCAATCCAGGCCATCGTGAACCGTTGGGCGCCCGAGAGCGAGAACGATACCGCTGCGTACGTTGCCTCAGTCGCGAAAGGCTGCGGGGTGAACAAGGACGAGCTATACGACCTCAGCCATATGGAGAACATGGCCAAGATTCTGCGGGCCATGACGATCCATGAGAACGGCTCGTGCCCGTACGACAACGTGATGCTGGAGAATGGCGCTAGCATGGCTGGAGTGCGGTGATGCTGGACTTCCTCGCCGTCCAGATACGCACGATCCTCGCTAACGCACATGGTGCCGCATCCGTCCTCGCGCTGATCGCTGGCATCTTCCTCGCCGAAACTCTGGCCCACATGCTCCCACGCACGATGGATGCCTACGCCGCAGACAGGATCACCCGTCTCACGTGCTTCGGCGTATCGTCCTGCATGACCTTCTGGCTGGATGCCACGGCAGTAGGCTTCTGCCTCGCCATCACGACTGGCCTCGCTGGCCCCACGCTCCACCAGATGGGAACCCGCTGGTTCTACACGAGATACCCTGACCTCATCCCCAAGGCGTACAAACCATGATCGACTACATCATCGTCTTCCTCGTTGGCGCTGTAGCTGGCGCTGTATTCCACGCCGCTATCAAGCGATTCTTCGCCAAGAAAGGCATTTCGCTGCCTGAGAAGCCGTAACCGTGCTCCGTGCCGGATATCCTGAAAATCGCCCAGTCGCTGCTCGATCGAGCCAAAGCGACATCCGCGCTACCGGTGAGCGAGAGGACGGCGGAACGTTTGGTGATGTTTACCGAGCTGCAGGACGTGATGCTTGCCGTGCTGCAGTATCACAAGGGCTACGTGACAGCCAATCGGGATATTACCGACAAGGCTTTGAGGCTGGGATCGCTGTTCTTCGAGAACAAAAGAGGCGTCTGGTCGCTGAGGCCGGACACCTCCCGGCACTACCGGAGCGAACTAGAGTCCCTGTTGCGGGCTACGAACGGGATGGAGCCTGATGCTTAGCCTGCAAACGTACGCGATTGCCGGAACCGCCCTGCTTGCGATCCTTGCTGGCGCTACTGGCTATGGCTACGCTAAAGGCCACAGGAGAGCGCAGGATGCGTGCGCAGCCCATGAGGCTACTGCCCTAGCGGCATCTCTCCAGGAATGGCAACAGCGCGCGCAGTCGCAGTCCCTGGCCGATTCCGCAGCACGAGCAGCCGACCAAGACCGCCAGAAGGCAGCGAGCGACCAGTTACAGGCTATCGCTGACAAGTTCTCGGGGATCAAGCTACAGGTCGCCAAGGTTCAGCCGCCAGCCAAATGCGAACTGTCTCAGGACTATGTGAGACTCTGGAACGGAGAGGGGTCGTGAGCCGCTATTTGCTGGCGCTCCTGTTGTCTGGCTGCGCGCAGGTTCCGACTGTCGCGCCGATCACTCTGCCGCCTGTCTGTCCGGCTCCGCGCGAGCTTCCTGGCATGCCAGATTTGCCCCCGACGCTGCCGAATCTGCCAAGCCTGTCACAAGACTATGCGGCCGATCTGCTGGCCAACCGAATCGCGTCTCAACAGGCTTACGCAGAATGCAAATCGCGGTACGATAGCCTCCGGGAGTGGGTCCATGGGCGCTGAAACCATCATCGCGCTGGCCGCACTCGCACTAATCATCCTCGTCACCCTCATAGGAGTCATGCTCATGGCTGGTATCGCAGAAGTCAACGCAGCACTCGACACTCAAGCGCAAGCCATCACGGACCTGACGGCTCGCATCGCAGCACTTCCGGGCGCGACCGATCTTCAGCCGGTGGTGGACCGCATCAACCAGAATACGGCGCAGGTGAATGCGCTGGCGCAGCCGACTCCGTAACATGGCTCAGTCAACGCTAATCCCTCCCGCCACGGCTGCCCAGAACACGCCACAGCCGTTCAATAGTGCCGGCTCATCTTTCATAATTGTCGGCGCTGACAACCTAGCTATGACAGAAACGGCTCCTCTCTGGATTCAGATCGGCAGCATCTTCAAGCAGGTGACGGATACGGCAGGGAACATCATCACGCTCACGGCTAGCATCCCCGCAGTACAGCTCATCGGCGGCCCCGTCTATGCGGCTACCAAGAGCGCTACGGCGGCCGCTTGTGGTGTGTATGTCATAGGTGGCTCACCCCGAGTCCTCGCCGCATGAGCCTCGCGTCTGGCGTCAATCAGAGCCATTACGTCACTGGTTACGCCCAGACGCTTTACGACGCGTTCTTCGGGAAGTTCCAGCGCTTGGTAGACCCTGGCCTCACACTGCCATTGCTCTGGACAATCACCAATGCGGCCTTCTCGGTCGCCGCTGGAGTCATGACGGTTCTAGGTGGCTCGGGAACCATCACAAGCCCGCTGACGCAGCCGATAGACCCCAATCAGCCTTTCACCTTCTCTAGCAACATCACGCTGAATCCGCTGAATGGGCCGATCACTGTAAGCCTGGTGAATTCGGATGGCACTACGCAGCAAATCTATTCCGGCACTCCTAGCGGAGTCATTCAGGTCATGGGGACGACCAGTAAGACCGTGATAGGTCTGCGCTATACGAGCAACAACGTGCTGGCGATCGGCATGCTGATCACGACCCCTTCACTTGTCGCATAGTGATCCGCTACCACGCTGGTGTCAGGAAATTGCTACAATCCGTCCACGCTATCGGCTAGACGACCTCTTCACAAGGCCACAAGATGAGCATCGGGGACCGCATACAGAGTCGCTGGAACACGATGACCACTCATCCGCTCCAGACGCTGCTCGGTCTAGGAGCTGGCGCCCTCGTCCCCGGCGGTGGGCTCATTGCTAACCGCCTGTTCAATCGCTACAACCAGAATCAGTTCAACGGGGCGGCCAATACCGACTTCGGCAACATGGTTGATCAGGGCAATCGCGCTGGTAACGCATCGATCGATAAGCCCCTAAACGGCCCACTTGGTCAGTTCGGTGGGGGCAGCAATCAATCCCTCGCCCAGGCCTTCATGGGTAATATGGGGAGCCCCGCAAACACCGGCAACCTGAACATGTCCCATTTCTTCGGCCGCAGCCCGCAAAGCTTCTCAGGCCCGAATGCCGGTGGACTCCTAGATTTCCTCGGCCCCGCTCCGCAGTCAGGCCCCGGCGGCACGTTCGCCAACGGTGGCGCGATGAATTACGCCAGCGGGCCAAGCAATAGCGGGTTCAACGGATTCGGCAGTCTCGGCAGCAACCTTGGCGGCTCTAGCATCGGGGCGAATACGGCCTTTGGCGGAACGTACTGGGTCAACCCTCCTGGCGCCAGCAACAATGGCAACCTCGGCAGCAACCGTAACAAACAGCAGCAGTAGGCGTGGTAGCTTCAGTTGGCAGAGCAGCTAGGCCGTTACGGAGTCGTTCGAGCGACCATCGTGGCGGTTATGCAGGTCGGAGGTTCGAGTCCTCCTCACGCCTTCCATCCCAACCATAAACGTTACAAGTAACAGAACGATACGCAAAGAAATCATGGCAGCAGCAAAAGGCAACCGATACGCAGCCAAGCCGAACCGTATGTGGTCGGAGATGCTGCATCGCAAATTTACCCAAGACCCGGACAAGCTGAGTCGCATCGCTGACAAGCTGATTGCCCAGGCTGAGGAAGGCGATATCTCCGCCGTGCGTGAGATTGCAGACCGCCTGGACGGGAAGGCAGTACAGCAAGTCCTGATGGATGCCACGGTCACTGACAAGACTGTCCGCGAATACACTGATCACGAGCTAACGGCCCTGCTCGCACAGAAAGCGGCCGAACGCCCAGAACAAAGGAAGCACTGATATGTCTCTCCGCAATCAGCACCCGGCCCCGACGACCGTGAACTATCTGGTCGATCTGAATACGGTCGGCGATACTCCCGTAACGGTCCCCTTCGCCAAATATATCGTCCGCCGCATGACGCTGTTCGATGTCAGCACGACACTTGCGGCCTCCAGCGCGACGATCGGCGCCTATACGGCTCCTGCAGCAGGCGGTACGACTATCGTCACCCCCGCCACGGCAACGGGCCTCACGGCAGCCACGAAGTTCAACGATCGCACGATCGCAGCCAGCGCCGACTATCTCACGGCCCAGACGATCTATATCCGCGTGGGTGTGGCGAATGGCGCTGCTGCTACGTGCTCGGTGGCATTCGAGCTGGAATGCATGGAATAAGTTACCCACTCCGCCAGCCGCAATCCGCTCGGGACCGGCTGGCTCTTTTTAGGGGAAAGGGCATGAGTGTTGTGCAGAACGACGGGTCTAAAGAAACGCCGCTTCACGTAGAGACCGTTTTTGACCCTCAGTTGGTCGAATCCGTGAACAATACGATCCACCATGGCATTGGCGTGACGCGAGAAGAGGCCGATACGACTTCTCTGGAAGAGCGCGTGAAGATGCTTGAGCTAGTCGTGAACTTCGTCAGCCAGCAGAACTTCCCCCAGGATGCAGATCAGACCTACGGCATGCTGATCGCCAAGGCCATGCGCGGGAAGGAGAGCAAGACCCTCAAGCCCCTGTGCCCGACATGCGGGAAGACGTTCGCATTCGGCGGCGTGTGCCGAGACTACTTCCACCAGCCGATGCCGGTTAGAGACATCATTGGATGATCGATGAATCCGCCATCGCCGAGGAACTGCTTGCCCGCAGGCAGGCTCGGCGGTCGCTGATCGCGTTCACGCAATACACCAAGCCTGACTTCGCCCCGGCTGAGCATCACAAACGCATCGCAGACGCCCTGGAGCGCGTGGAGAGAGGTGAGTGTCGTCGGCTGATGATCTTTGCGCCCCCCCGTCACACGAAGTCTGAGCTTGCCTCCCGTCGCTTCCCGGCGTGGTACATCGGCCGCAATCCCACCAAGCAGATCATCACAGCGACCTACGCCAGCGACTTCGCCGAGGACTTCGGCCGCGAGGTCCGGGGAATCATTCAGGACGAGACCTACAAAGCCCTGTTCAACACGCGTCTCGCTGCTGACTCGACTGCAAAGGGCAGATGGCACACCGAGGAAGGCGGCATCTATGTGGCCGTGGGCGCTGGTGGTCCGATTACTGGGCGTGGTGCTCATCTGGCTCTGATCGATGACCCGCTGAAGAACCGGCAGGACGCCGAGAGCGAGAAGCTACGGGATACGCTCTGGCACTGGTACACAAGCACCTTGCGCACGCGCCTGATGCCCGGCGGTGCTATCGTGATCATCTGCACGCGCTGGCACGAGGATGACCTTGCAGGCCGTCTCCTGGCGGCACAGAGCGAAGGCGGTGAGCAGTGGGAAGTAGTTAGCTTCCCTGCACTCCGGGTAGAGGATGGCGAGGAAAAGGCCCTATGGCCCGAATGGTATCCGCTGTCCGAGCTTCACAGCATCCAGGGAACGATTGGTCCACGTGACTGGCTGAGCCTCTACCAGCAGACCCCGACCAGCGAGCAGGGTACGTTCTTCAAGCGCGAGTGGATGCGCTACTACACTCAGGCTCCCGACAGTATGACCATCTATATGTCCGGTGACTTCGCCGTGACGGAAGGTGACGGGGACTATACCGAGCTTGCTGTGTGGGGCGTGGATACGATGGGCAATATCTACGCTCTGGACTGGTGGCATAGCCAAGCGAGCGCGGATGTCTGGACAACAGCGATGCTGGATCGGGTAAAGCGCTGGTCGCCGCACTACTTCATCGGTGAGACTGGACCGATTCGGAGAGCGGTTGAGCCTTTCTTGCGAAAGTCTATGGAGGAACGCCGCATTTACGTGGCTTGCGAATGGCTGCCGCATGGGCAGGCGAACAAGGAGGCGAATGCGCGAAGCTTCCAGGCCATGTGCTCTGTGGGGAAGGTCTATTTCCCGCAATCAATGGTGCGGACAAGCGCTGCTCAGGACGCCGAGGGACTTTGGGCTGAGCGCGTGATCGATCAGCTGCTGCGCTTCCCGAGCGGCAAGCATGATGACGCGGTAGACACTTGCTCGCTGCTCGGCCGCTTTATCGATCATACGTGGAACGCTCCGAGACTGCCCGTCAAGAAACCGCTGGTCTGGGATGCCCCTATTACCATGAAGGAACTGCATGAGCACGCTGCGTGACCGCTGGGTAAAGCGCCTGAAGCAGGAAGAGAAGGCGCACGCCGAATTCCGTACGGATGCGGAATCAGCCCAGCGCGCGTATTATGCAGAGACCGCGCGGGAAACGAACAATACGTTCACCTACCCTCTGTTCTGGTCCACTGTGAAGGTGCTGCACGGGAGAATCTATGCACAACCTCCAAAGCCAGACGTACGTAAACGGTACCCCGACCAGTCCGGCACCAGCGATCCCAGCCTTACTGGCTCTCAGCCTCCCAGCCAGCCGCTTGGCGGAGGTGGGCAAGCTCCTGCCGCGTTACCAGTACCCGGCGTTCAAGGCCCGAGTGCGCCCACACAAGGAGCGCAACCTCCTGCTCCGCCGCCCATAGATGACAACAAGATCGCGCAGTGCATGGAGCGCGCGCTGTCCTACACGATCGACACCACGGAGTTTGATGCTGACGGCCATATGGCGGTCAACGACCTCCTAGTGGCTGGCTTGGGCATCGCCAAGGTTGAGATGGAGACGCAGACGGAGAGCCAGCCGGTCCTGAATCCCATAACCGGCGAGCCGATCATGCTGGACGAGGAGTCGGGCCAACCTTATGACCCAATGATCCATACCGCAGAACCGATTCCTGCCATGCAGGATGTGGTGGTCGATCAGGTCTGCAACCTCGTCGCCTTCGGCTGGAACCAATTCCGCTGGGAGCCGCAGCAGCACTGGGGGAATGTGACATGGGTCGCATTCGATCACTGGCTGACGGCTGACCAGATCAGCGACAAATGGGGTGTTGACCTCAACAAGACCGGGATCGGCGGAAACGGAGGCGTGAAGACGCCGAACAAGCCCGATTCCAATATGTACAAGGAGCAGTTCTGCGTCCACGAAATCTGGGACAAGGATAAGAAGCAGCGTATCTTCATCTGCGAGGAGCTGGATAAGGAGCTGGAGTCTGAGGATGACCCTCTTGGGCTGAAGGACTTTTTCCCCTGCCCGAAGCCTATGCTGCTGAACGTGAAGGATGACGACCTCGTTCCGTCACCGGACTACAAGTACTGCGCGCCGCTGTTCAAGGAATGCACAAGGCTCACCGACCGCATCATGTCGCTGACCCGGCAGATCAAGGACGTTGGGTTCTACGATGCGAGCTTTGCGACCGAGCTTCAGGACCTGAACAAGCTCGAAGATGGCGCGCTCAAGCCCATCCCGAACCTCCAGGCAAAATTGGATGCGCTGAAGCCCGGCAGCTCTGGCTACGACTCCGTGGTCATGATGCGCGACAATACGAACAAGGTCGGCGTCGTCCAAGAGCTGATCCAGCTTCGCGAGCAGACCAAACAGAACATCTGGGAAATCTATGGCGTATCCGATATCCAGCGGGGAAGCACGGACCCGAACGAGACAGCGACTGCTCAATCGATCAAGGCGCAGTGGGGCGATATCCGCGTTGGCGAGCGAATCCGTATTGTCGCCCTCTTCTTCCGGGATGTATTCCGCATCATGGCCGAGATCATGGCAGAGCGGTTCCAGCCCGAGATTCTGGAGAAGATGACCGGGATTCAACTGTCGGATGCAGAGCTCCAGGTTCTCAAGTCCGACTATGGCCGCTGCTACGCGATCGATGTGGAGTCTGACTCGACGGTCGTGCAGGACGAATACGCCGAGAAGCAAAACCGCCTGGAGTTCCTGACTACGGTCACGGGTTATCTCCAGCAGATTCTGCCGGCGATCCAGAAGGGCTTGATTCCTGGCGACCTGGGGAAGGAACTTCTCCTGTTCGCCGTGAACACCTTCAAGAATGGCAGGCAGCTCGAACAGGCGATCAACGCCGCTCCCGGGACAGTCCAGCAGATCGCGCAGTTCCAGCAGCAGGCGCAGCAAGGTCAAGAGCAGGTCCAGCAGCTACAGAAACAGCTCCAGCAGGCGCAGGGACAGCTTCAGCAGGTCAACGTCGGAAAGGAGCAGCGCGAGAACATCCGGCTCGCTACGGACGCGCAGAGCAAGCAGGTTGCCGACCAGAAGACGGCGGCGGAGACCACGAAGACGCAGGTCGAGACGGCGCAGATGGCGCAGGACATCCACGAGCAAGCCATGACGCCGATCAAGGGTCCACCAATCGATCCGAGTTTATCCGGCCATGTCGCTAGGCCCGGTCACTTCCAGTGATTCTGGAGGACGAGAGATTCCGATCATGGCTGGAGCAAAAGGTCGGAATCACGCTACAGCAGGACGCACGCTTCATCGGTAGAATAGTTGACGGAAAAGTGGCATGGGTGGTGGGTTTCAGCCGTTATGTGACATACAAGGATGGCGCTGATATCGAGCTTACGGTGGCGGTGGAGAAAGGCATTACGCGGGAGTCTCTGAGAATCGTTTTCTGGTACGTGTTTGAGACCGCCCGCTGCAACCGCTGCACGGTGAGGACGAGCGCAAGTAATACGAAAGCGCAGAAACTGGCTAAACAGTTGGGATTTGTGCACGAAGGCACGCTGAGAAAGGGGCTTGGCGATGAAGACATGATGATTTACGGCTTGTTGAGGAACGAATATGGACAGTACAAGTAAGCCACCTCCGGCTCCCGATCCGAAGGAAATCATCGGGCTTCAGAACCAATACAATCGCTACAACACCTCCAATCCCTTCGGCTCCACGAGCTGGAGCCAGGGCGAGAACGGGCACGAGACGCAGACAACGAGTCTCAGCCCGCAGATGCAGCAGGCGATGGATCGCGCGTTTGGCGCCGCCGCGACGCCTTACACGAAAGAATACGTACCCCAGGGAATGGACCAAATCGCCAGCGCCATCATGGGCAAGGTCGGCCAACACTACGGAGTAGACAACTTGAACACTAACCTGAAACAGCAAGGCATGCCGCCTCCGAGTGCCAACATGCCCGGCCAGATCAACGGCGGTAGCATGGGCAGCCCGCAGATGATGAACGCCCTTCAGGGCCGAGGTATGCAGGGCGGCCAGATGGGCTCTCCGATGCAGATGGGCGCGCAGCAGCAGATGGCGCCCCCGCAGTCTGGGCCTAACGCTGCCTATGCTCCCTTCCAGCAGTACATGCAGGGCCATGGGAACTTCGCGACGACCGGCGGAATAAACTCAGGCGGTCAGCAGCAAAGTCTCCAGCAACTCCTGCAGATGTTTGGCGGTCCCGGAGTCGGCCAGATCGGCCAGCGCACGATGCCTGTCGGCAATCAGGGGAGCTAATCCATGCCTGCCTCCTACCTCGATACGCTTCGCCAGCAGGGGTATACGGGCGACTACACCTACAATGGGCAGGCGCAGCATTTCGTCAATGGCGTGAACCAAACGCCGCAGACCCCGGGCGCAACAGGTGCCACGAATCCCAACCCTACGGGAACGCAAGGCCAGCCCATCTTCGGTGACATGTCCGCGCAGGGGCAGAGCGCGGGCACGCAATCGCAGATGGCGCCGTGGTCAAACTGGATGAACCAGGGCGGCGTGAATCCGCAGGGCTGGATGAGCTTGGGCGGAGCTCCGAATACCGACTACCTCGGGATGGGTAACTGGACGCAGGGTGGAGCTGATCCTACGCATGTACAGGGCACGAGCGCGCAGGACATGTCGGCCACAATGCAGCCGTATGTGGACCAGGCGTACCAGCAGGCTACACGCACGCTAGACCCGCAGTGGCAGCAGCAGAGCGCCGCGTTCGATCAACAGATGATCAACCAGGGCATTCAGCCCGGGAGTTCCGCTTACAACACGGCCAAGCAGCAGTTCGACCAGTCCAAGAATGACGCTTACTCCCAAGCGCAGGCTCAAGCTCAGCAGCAAGGGCTGGCCGCGCAGAGCCAAGCTTTCGGGCAGGGGCTTTCTCAGTCACAGCTCGCCGCGCAGCTTTCTCAGGCGCTGATCGGTGCCAATTCCCAATACGCCGGCCAGCAGTTGCAGGGTAACCAGGGGATCATGCAGGCGCTTCTTGGGGGTAATAGCGGGATTGCGCAGCAGATCATCGGCGGAAACGCGACACGTGGCGCGGCTGAGGCTGCTGCCGGAGCATCGAGAGGAAACAGCATGAACTCCTACAATCTCGGTATGGCGCAGTTGGGAGAGCAGGGAAGGCAGTTCGACCAGACCTTCGGCCAGAACGTCAGCCAGACGGACTTCGGCAACCTCATGAATCTGCTCGGCATGGGCCAGGGCGTGAACCAGTACAACAACAATTTGTTGAACCAGGATCAGAGCCGCAACCAGAGCTTCTTCAATTACATGCCGGGTGGTGGTGCGGGGAATATCGACGTCCAAAACCCTTACAACAACTATTACCAGGGTCAGCTCTATCAGAACCAGTACGGCAACAACCAAGCGAATGCGAACAACCAAGCACTCAGCCAGTGGGCCGGGTTGCTCGGCAGCTACTTTATGGGTGGCTAAATGGCCGATCAAATGAATATGATGGCCTTCATGGACCCGTCAAGCATGGCGGACCTGATGTCGCGCCAGCAGCAGCTGCAGCAGCGACAAGCTCTGGCGCAACAGCTCATGCAGGCACAGTACGTGCCTAATTCGGGGAAACTCGGCGTCCTGGGGGCGATTGCATCCCAGCTCGCTGGCAATATGCAGCAGCGCAGCAACAATCAGTCCCTGACAGACATCCTTCGCGACCAGTTCTCGCAGCAGCTTTCCCAGGCAAAGGCCGCGCGCCAGCAGCAGCTGGCAGATGAGAAGCGTAAGTGGGCTGAAGAAATTCAGGGCTCAATCCTGAAAGACCGGGGGAGGGCGCAGGCTGATCAAGACTATGCGAAGCCAACCTATGTCACTGGCGTAGGCTTCGTGGATGGCAAAGGTAATCTCACTGTTGATCCACGTATTGCTTCCACACTTCAGAGCACCGCTGCGGCTGAAGCGAATGCGGCGGCAGCAGCGGCAGCTCGCTACCGAGAAGCACCTGGGGCGGGAGCGCTGGCAGAACTGAATGCAAAGATCGCGCTCGCTAAGGCTAATGGGGCTACGCCATCTGATATTGCCCGCATGCTAACCGGCCATGACAGCAGCAATCAGATCGTCCCTGGCGTTGGCGTCGTGGATAAGGACACAGGGCAAGTGAAGCCGATGGTTGGAGCCGATGGAAAGCCAATTACTCAACCACTGACCGTTGCGCAGCAGGAAACTGCTGGAAAGGGCGTTGCTGGAAAACAAGTCCTGAGCATTTTGGACGACATTCAGAAGAAGCTTAAGAATGGCACCGCATGGACAGGCCCAATAGACCAATACATTCCTGGAGAAGGTCAGCAATCGTTTCAGGCAGCTATCGATCAGCTCGTAAATCCACTGCAGACGCTGACACGTGTCCCGGGGCAAGGCTCCCAGTCGGATGCTGAGCTGAAGCAGCTTATGGCAGGGTTCCCTAGTCTCGGAAGCCGAGAGGATGTGAACCAAGAGAAGATCGCTCGGTTGCGCCAATATGTTACAAACCTTGTTAGCCAAGGAAACCCTACACTTGGGCAGCAGACACCACAGCAACAAACTCCGGGTCAATTGAGTGATGCAGATCTTCTGAAAAAGTACGGCGGTTTGTAATGGCCGATCTTATGGCAGCTCTTCGCAACGCTGATGCCGCAGGTGACACTGAGGCTGCTGCGCGCATTGCGGCGATGATCAAGGGTCAATCGTCCGACCCGACCTCCGATATGAGCACGATGGACAAGGTGCTCGCGGGGATTGGCGCTGGGATGGGGGATATTTCCGCAGGCTCCATGCAGGCGGCTGCGCATCTCGCCCAGAACCCCGGCGCGCTCCCGATGGGGCTACAGCCTTTAGCTGCACTCGCACAATATGCGGGGCTGACGCCAAAAGTCGCGGATAAAGCAGTAACGGACAAGGCAAAGATGGATGCGGCCCTGAATGCTACGGGCGCGGGCCAAGTCGGAAACTTCATCGGGAAGGCCGCTATCACCGCTCCGCTGGCCGGCACGGCTGTTGCTGGGGAAGCCGCATGGATTCCATCGCTCTTAAAGGCAGCGGCTTCAGGCGGCGCTGTAGGCGTGCTGGAGCCCGTCTCAGATGTTGCGCAGCCCAAGCAACTCTCGGACCTCATAACCGGAGGAAATAAGGGTGAGGACTACCTCGCGGAGAAGCTGAAGCAGATTGGTATTGGGGCAGGAACGGGGGCGGCAGGTACGGCCGCCCTGAAGGGCCTTGGAACGCTGGCCGAAAATCTTCTCCCGTCCAACGCGACCGCGCAGGCCCTAAACGTCCTCGGCCGGAAGGACATCAACTCCCCGTTCGCAACTCAAGGTGAAGACCTCGCGGCCAAGACTGGAGTCATGCTCACCCCGGCTCAGGTCTCCGGCAACAAGGCTGCGAACATGGCGGAGAACGCCGCGCGGCAGTCGATCTTCAGCCGCGACCTCGCTTTCCAGGGAGACAAGGCCAGAACGCAACAGCTCGCTGACTACTTCGACCGCACGCTCAATGGCATCACGGCCTCCGAAGCTTCTCCCGCTATCGCTGGTGCTCAGGTCCAGGCCGCGACCAAGAATGTCATCGGGAGTCTGGAGAAATGGCGTTCCCAGACGGCGGCCGAAGATTTCGGCAAGATTCGCGAAATGACCAAGGGTCAGGCGGCGATCAATCCGCAGACCACGAATGACCTTCTTCAGCAGATTTATCAGGAGAATTCTGGTATCGGTACGCCCGGTGGTGATGCTCTGGCGCACGGTCGGCGTCGCGATGCGAAAGGAAGTCCCGCCGGGCGTCGTGCCGCGTGCAGTTCCGTGGATCGCGTGGCTGCTCCTCTGCCACGCGGCGGGTGAGCTGCTCGGCTACGTCGCCGGGCCGGGC